AAGATGGCCACGCTGTCGCCCTGTGCGGCGGCATCTTCCGCAAGCTCAGCAATGGCATCCACCTTGCAGAGCTCCACGGCGGCGCGGGCACGCAGAGAGATGGTCATCTGGTTGGCTTTCTTCGCCTTCATGGCTTCGGCAAGCTCTGCAAGCTTTTCGCGGTCTTCGGAGTTGGCGGCGGCTTGGAGCTCGCGGCGCATGCGGGTGTAGATGGCCTGAATCTCCTTGGCCTTGCCGGTCTCCACCGGGCGGGCTTCGATGCGCGTCTCCGGGAACTCGGGGATGTCTGCCAGTGACAGGCGGGAGCCCTTCTCCGGGAAGATGGCGGCATGGATGCAGCGGAGGTCGGCTTCCGTGCCATGGAACTGCCAGCCGAATTTGCCCTTGCTGCATCCGTGCTGGGAGGCCCATGTCCAGAACCACCCATCACGGAAGAGCCCGAGCGCGGCACCGATGGCGCAGCAGTCCATCGGGGTGACGAAGGCGGTCGCGGAGCACATGAGCGTGGGGACCTGCTGACGGGCGGCGGCAAGGAGCAGCTGGGCATTCACCGAGCTATGGCGGCGGCACTTCTGCACCTCGTCAAAAATCAGCATGGAGCCCGGCGGCAGGTTCCAGAAAAAGCTGGTCTTGCGGCGGCTGTAGGCTTCGCGCTGGTACTTGGTGCAGAACTCAGATTTGCCCGTGCGGATGCTCTCGTAGTTGACCACGGCCACCGGGTCGAGCTCGAAGCCCTCCGCCGTGCGCTGCCAGCTGGGGATTGTGGCCTTGGTGGTGACGATGAGCGGCTGGAATCCGAGCTCCCTCGCCACGGCACAGGCAATGTAGGTCTTACCGGCACCGGGCGAGCTGGCATCGAGGGCGCAGCCGTGGAGGCGAATGCTGTCCTTCAGGCGGGCAGCGTGTTTTTCTTGGGATGGTAGGAGTTTGAACATATCGGTGTCCTTTCGCCTACCTTCAGCCCCTAGCTCATGAGATTCGCTCCTCTTTTTTTCGATTTTTTTACACGCTCCATCATTCCGGTGGCTTCCGGTCTGCGTATCAACGCCATAGCAATTTGCTTCTTGGCCCGTTCAATCTGCTTTTTGGTGAGATTGAGCAGCTTTCCGGCCATGGTGAACTCCATGTGCCGGTCTTCGCCCGCAAAGTGAAGGCCCTTGGCTGCATAGGCCTCTGCCACGCCGTCACGAATCAGCTCCGCGAGCCTGTACGCGGGCGAGCCTTCCGGTAGGGAGCGGCAGACCGCCGACACCCAGCCGGTGCTGGGCTCGGTGGCCTCAATCTGCAAGGCCCGCGCGATGTCCTTGCGGATTTCGGTCTCCACCTTGATATCGCCACCGCTTGGAGCGTCCAGTGGTACCTCGTGATTCTTGCGGCGGGCAATCTGTCCCTGTCGCTTGCGCAGCTTGTTCCAGAACTCATGGGAGAAGCACATGCAGATAAATGCAGCTTTATCTGCCCCCTTGGCAGGGTTGTACTTCCGTGCCAGTAGGTCGCTGGCTTTACCGTCTCGGATGTACAGGTCGTAGAGTCGGTTGTACACCCGTTCGGCTACCGGGTCGGTCTTGCGTGCCGCCTGAATAGCCTCGTACTGATTCAGCCCCTCAAGGAGGAGCGTCCCGTCAATGTCGTGCGCCTGTGCGCAATGTTTTTCTTTGGACATAACTTGCTAATGTTCATAGCAAGCCGTTGTCGGAAAGGGAGCGCGAGCGGGTGGAAAAGCGTGGGATGAGGACACAAAAAGGCCGGTAGAGTGGAAGGTATAGAAAACCGCCACAGGTGGTGCGACCCATCTCGCTTTCCACCCGTAGCGGCTTTGTCCTTACCAGACTCCCGGCCTGCTACTTGGTGATATGTTTATTTGTTCTCTGTTTTAGGCGATGAGAAGATTGATTTCGGTTGATTGAGTTTCGTATGTGTCGAGCGGTTGCCCGCCCTTGATGTCACAGCGTAGTGCTACCCCATCAGGCCTGTGCATGAGGCTGTCGAGGTAGCTCTCCTGTCGGTGAGAAAGTTGATAGGGAGCCATGGCCTTCTGCTTCACCTTGCCCGCGTCAAGCGCGGTCTGGCTGAGCAGATACACGTTCCCCTGAGCAGAGGTCAGCAGTACCCCGTTCCCGGCTTCCTTGGCGGCGGCGAGAACGTATCTCACAGTCTTCTCGGTCGGGGAGAGCTGGGCGAACCGGTAGGCCCGCCACGGCTGCAGGTCGAATGCTCGCTTCCGGTAGGCCCGCATGCGCTTGCCGTCCAGAGATGCCGCCACTCCCTCCCGAATGGCGATAATGTCCTCCGGGGGCGGCTGGAGCAGCTTCCCGTTGGTGTGGAAGAATTGGATAGACTCCGCCCCTACGAGTATGTAGCGGGCATCCGTGAACTGGGCTCCCTGCATAACTGCATCGAGAGCGGCTTTCTTGTGGTTGTGGACAGTCATTTTCTGGTCTCCTTTCGGTGATTTTGTGGTGTGTGAGCGCATTATACAGCATTATGAAGGCTTGTCAACACGCAAAGCGCTAAGCATTAACCGCTTGCGAGAATTGCACCCCCGCCAGCCTACCGATGCCGAATCGACTCACGTAAGGAGGGGGGGATGGGTGGTTAAGAACGAAGTTCTTTAACCACATATACCTCGCGCGTTATGCGCGTAGAATCCGCACCGGCTGGCTGGGGGTGCAAAAAAAATGATTTTTTTGACTCAGCATAGCGAATGCTTGCTCCCGTTCCCGCGAACTGCCGCCGGGTTGCTTTTTTCCAAAAAATGAACAAACGCGCCAAAACGCCCAAGAAGATAGGGATACCCCTGTTCTGGCACCAGTGCCCACCCGAAGGCTAAAACGCGTTTCTGCGTACAACGCAGTATTAAAAAACGGCAATTCTGCAACAGAGGGCCGCGCTTCAAGTGAGCTCACTGGAAAGATGCCTTCTTGGAAGTCGCTGGTTGGAATGTGTGTCTGGGAACTTTGCATGCACCCATCGTAACACGCTAAAGAGGCTTGTCAATAGGCGCAAGCCGCTCAGAATGAACCGTTGAAAAAGCAACATGAGTAACCACCCCAGAATAAGAAGTCTAATTAGCCTTCTTATTTGGCTAAGGAAATAGGCCATTAATTTTACATTAATAAAATTAATGGCCATTTTCCTTAGGGGGTGCTTACGCATGTTGGAAAGCCGAAAAAAAATTGACTTTTTTTTGACATCTGAATCTCACCCCCTCCAAAATCTGCATTTTGTTGCATTTTGGAGGAGCGAATCTCCCGGGATAGGGGCTGAAGCTGGCGGGCCCTCAACCGGGGCCGACAGCAAAATGATAGCCATACAATCAAAATCGAAAATGAGCACCGACACCATAGCCCGCCTTGGTGAGTTGGTGGAAAGCTGGCGAGGGTGGAATGTGCTCTGCGCCGTGAACGAGCAACCCCGCAACGAGCAGGAAGACATCGCCCATGCGCTGGCCGTGGAAGGCCGGGAGCTGGTGAAGAACTCACTGCGCCTGACCTTTGCGCTAGGGGAAGCCGCCATGCGCGGGGATGCCAAGCGGGTGGAGAGACTGGTACACGTACTGGACCAGCTGGACAGCCGCGAAAGCCGACTGGCAGGCCTGTGCCAGAATGCCATCCGACAGACCGAAGGAAAGGAGGCCCGCGAATGAGCAAGCGCACGTATGCCCTCGACTTCGAGACCTACTATGACAAGAAGGTGAGTATCACCGAGCTGGGGCCGTACCACTACCTCCACCATCCCATGACCGACATCTACATGGTCGCGGTGGTGGAGCTGGTGCCGCCGGAAGAGACGGAACCGCCCTTCATGTACTGCGGGGAGCCGGACGGGATGCCGTGGGGGCTGCTGCGCGGGGCGCGGGTGGTAGCCCACAATGCCAGCTTTGACGAAGCCGTGTTTAAGCGACTTGTTGAGCTCGGGAAGGTACCTGACGGGCTTGGGGTGGAATGGTGCTGCACCGCCGACCTCTGCGCGTTTTTAGGTACCGCCCGTTCGCTTAAGGAGGCCGCCCGCGAACTGCTGGGGGAGGAACCGGACAAGACGGTACGCGAAGAGATGTGCGGGGTGACATGGGAGGAAGCCAAGCGGCGCGACTGGGGCCGGAGGCTCCGGGAATACTGCCTCAACGATGCCGCGCTCTGTGGCCGCCTCTGGCAGCAATACAGCGACCGCTGGCCGGAGGAAGAGAGGCGCATCTCCGCCCATACGCGCCGCATGGCCAGCGAAGGCATCCACATTGACCTTGCCGCCCTGCAACGCGCCCGCGAGAGCGTGGCGGAGGTCCTGCTTACGGCCCGCGACCTCATTCCATGGGCTGACAGTGCGCCCATCGGCTCCCCGAAGGCCATCGCCACCCAGTGCGGACTGGCAGGCATCCCGGCACCGGGGAGCATCGCCAAGGACAACCCGGAGACCATCCGTTGGATGCAGACCTACGGAGCCGCTCATCCCTGGATACAGGCCCTCTACGACTACCGCTCCGCCAACACCATGCTGGAGAAACTCAACACACTGGCCGACCGCGTGCGCCCTGACGGCGAGGCGGAGGTGAATCGCTTGCTCTACTGCGGAGCCGGTACCGGGCGATTCTCTGGCTCCGGCGGCTTCAACATGCAGAACATGTACCGGGGCGAGAAGCACGGCGTAGACATGCGCAAGATATTTGTGCCGCACCCCGGCAACGTGTTTATCATCTCCGACTTAGCCCAGATTGAGGCTCGCGTGGTGCTCTATCTCGCCGCTGATGAGGCCCAGCTCGACCTCCTGCGCGATGGAACCAGCATCTACGAAGTACACGCCCGCGCCACCATGGGCTACACCGGGACCGAGCCGCTCAAGGTGGCAGACCCGGACATGTACCGGCTCGCCAAGGCTCGCGTGCTGGGGCTCGGGTACGGATGCGGCGCGGCCAAGTTCATGCTGCTGGCCAAAGCCATGGCCGGTGTAGATCTGACGCTCACAGAAGCCAAGCACCAAGTGAGTGACTTCCGCGCCAAGAATGCCAAGCTGGTAGCCCTCTGGAACAATCTGGAGAGCCGTCTTCGCATGCACAACGGGCGCGACTGCACCTTCCGCCTGTACAGCGGGCGATACCTCCACTACCGCCGCGTGCACCCCTTCGCGGGCGAGTGGCGGGCCACGGTACAAGGTAAGACAACTCCCTACTATGGGGGCAAGCTCTGCGAGAACATTACGCAGGCCACCGCCCGCGATATCTTCTGCCACATGTTGCTGGCCTTGGAGGATGCCGGGTACACCTGCCGCTTCCATGTACACGATGAAGTCGTGCTGGAGGTGCCGGAAGGCGATGCAGAACGCGCCGCCCGCCACGTGAACACCATCATGAGCACCGCGCCGGACTGGCTCCCCGGCTGCCCGCTCGCCGCTGAAACCTTTATTTCCACACACTACTGCAAATGACCAATTCCAATATCTCCAATGATTGCACGGGTTCCTCGGAGCCCGTGCTCGCTTCGTCTCCATTCTTCTGCCTTCCGAACCACTCCAGCCATGCCGTCACCCGGCGCGAGCTGGAGCGGCTGCCGGAAACGCCGTATTTTGCGACCAAGGCAGAGTACCGGGAATACTGCTGCAAACCCACCACGCAAGACTGCTTTTTCTCCTGCTATCAGGGGGAACAGCCCGGTGTCCGCGTGAGCGTCAGCAACCCGCCCGTGTTCCTGTATGGTCTGGTGGCGGACTACGATGCCCCGATGGACGAGGAACGCCGCAACAAGGCACTTGCCAAAATGCGCATCCGGCCTACCCACATCAGCGAGTCCTACTCGCATGGTACACATGCCGTCTGGCTCTTTGAACGTCCTATCCCGCTGGTGGATGCCAACAGCACCCACGAGCTCCTGAGCATTGCCTACAAGGAGCTCCGACTCGGGTCTGCCTTCGGCCCGCTGGATGAGACTGCCTTCTTCACGACCGCCCAATACTACCACCGTGGGTGGAGGTGGCGCGAAACCGGGGGCAAGCCTATTCCCTTGGAACGGCTCATGCTCTGGCAGGCTAAGGCATGGAAGAAAGCCGCTTGGTGCTCGCTTGGGCAGGAAATACCGCTTTCCCGCGTGGCGGAAGAAGTGGAACGCCGATTCCCGGGCCGCTGGTCCGGCTCGTTCACTGTGGGAGCGCGTGGCGTGCGCTTCTGGGACCCGGCAGCCGATAACCCAACGGCGGCGGTCGTGACACCTACCGGCATGGTAACATACACCGGTGGTACCAATTTCATGAGCTGGAACGCCATCTTCGGGGAGAGCTTCTGCGAGAACTACGAGAACGAGACCGAAGGGGCCGCGCTGGCTGATTTCTACTGTATCAGCAATCACTTCTGGCATCGCAGGCACGCCGGAGCGGCACCGGGGCAGAAAGCGACTTGGACATCCCACAACCGGGTCAACACGGAAAGCCTGCTCGCTACGCAGTACGGGCTCCGCACGCGCCGCACCGGGGAGGAGGACGAGAGTCAGGTCAGCCGGGTGATAGGTTCCATAGTGGGGCTTAAAACCCTGGATGGGGTACTGCCTCTCCTGTACTCAGATGAGGAGACTATCACCCTCAACGGCCACAGCTACCTCAATATCAGCACCGTGGAAGCCATGCAGCCGGATGACATGAAGCGCGAGACATGGGGCGAAGGGTTCCCGTGGATAGCGGCCTTCTTGGAGCGGTTCTTCGGGGATGAGCACATGCAGCTTCCGTACTTTTTAAGCTGGCTCGCAAGGGCCTATCAGGGCGCACTGCGCCGCAAGCCGACACGCGGACAAGCCATCTACATTGCAGGTGGAGCCGGTTCCGGTAAGTCGTTCCTGTCCTCCCGTATCATTGCGCCCCTGTTCGGCGGAAGGTCGGAGGCCACGGACTATCTCACAGGCCAGACTCGCTTCAACAAGGACTTGTTCGGTAGTGGTATCTGGTACGTGGACGATGCTACTCCCCTGATGGACAGCCGCACGCATGAATGCTACTCTGCCATGATAAAGAAGATGGTGGCCAATGATACCTTCCTCTATGAAGCTAAGTACATCGAGGCCGTGAAGCTGCCATGGCTCGGTCGTCTTATCGTGACCTGCAACACCGACCCGGAGAGCTTGAAAATCCTCCCGGTGGTGGATATCAACAACGCCGACAAGCTGATGTTCTTCCTCTCCACTGATACCAAGCTGGAAGACCAGCAGGCGGAGAAGATGGTAGCGGCAGAATTACCCGCTTTTGCCGGGTTCCTTGCCGGGTACGAGACTCCGCTTGAATGCAAGGGTGGTACCCGCTTCGGCGTGGCCGGATTCCTGCACCCCGAGCTCTATGCTGCAGCCGAAGCCAATGGCGCAGGTGGCACCTTCTCGGAGGTATTCGACACCTTCCTGAGCTGCTATTTCATGGAGGCCGGAGTGCACGAGCTCAGGGGTACTGCGAGCGAGATTTTCTCCCACATGATGCTCAATGAGGCCATCCGCCCCTTGCTCATAGGACTGGTCACATCCAAATCCATAGGCATGCGTCTGGGGCAGATTGCCGCCCGCGAAGGCTATCCGCTGAAGCACAAATCAGATGGCAAGAAGCGTTACTGGACCATCTCACGAGAGGACTTTCAAACCCACCGCCAAGGTACTGCAAACGATGAAAACTGTCCATTCTGAATACGACACTCACCTGTCAAAACCGGCCACCCTGTGGACTACGTGTAAAGGAGGGGGAAGCACCCCCTCCGGGTCACGAAATACATCGTTCGCTCGAAATACAGCTTTCGGGCTTTCTCCTTACTCCCTTTTACTCCTAGGGGGTCTGGGTAGGAGTAAGCACTCTTTCTTCCTCACTATCAACTCCTTTCTCTTCTTCTATTACACTTTTACACCTTTTTATGAAAAATTATATATAAGAGGGGTAAAAAGAGTAAAAAGGGAAAAAGTAAATAAAAAAAATAGTATATATAATAATATAGGAGAGGGTGTAGTAAGTCAAAGCGTAAAAAAGAGGGAAAGGAGGCCCGCCCGATGAGCCGTCACGATGAGTACGCCGCCGCCGAAATCCGCCGCATGCAAGCCTACCGGGACGCCTTCAGTGGCCCCGCTGCTCAAGCGTGGATGGCGGCCATGAGTCCGGAGGAACGAGAGCGGGCGGAAGCTGCCGGATTGCTTCAGCCGCGACTGGAAGGCCAGCAGATGGGTCTCAGTCTGGAGGAGCTCACCGAAAAGCAGATGCCTACCGTGGAGCCGGAGGTGGAAGGCTTGCGCGAGGACGAGGCGGATGCTCCGCTGAGCCTCATGGACATCATGCTGGACGGCAAAGGCAGCAACGAGGCCCGGCAGGTCGTGCATGACTTCCTGTGTGCCACCGGACATCCTGAGCTCACTTGGTCCTGTTTGCAGTACCTTTGCGGGTACGGCACCTGCGAGGAGCATGCCAAGCGGCACGGCATGAGCAGGCAGAGCTTCAACTACCATGTGCGCACCTTGCAGGAGCAGCTCGGTCTGCCGCCGATGGGCAACCAGAAGAAGGCATCATCCCGGAGCAAGTACCGGCAGAACAATCGCCGGAAATTGTCCGTTTTGACATCGACCTGTGAATATGGAGACCATTCCCCAACAGCTTGAACTTTTCGACCCGCAGAGCTATGCCGCCACCCCTTGCCATGTCGACATGACGGAGGGGCGGCAGGAGCTCCCGAACGTGGTCGGCGTCAATTTCACCCCGCAGGGCCTCATTGTAGCTGATGTGGCCACCATGCAGCCGGAGGAGTTCAATGCCATCTTCCGCTCGGTCATCCGCTTTGCGAAAGCGAGCAACTGGCTGCTGGGAGACACGCTGCTGCTCTGTGAACGCCGCTGGGGCGTGCCGCAGGTGCAAAGCAAGTATGCCGAAGCCATGGCAGCCACGGGCCTGAGCAACGGCACGCTGCGCAACATTGTTGCCACTTGCCGCGCCTTCCCGCCGGAACGCCGCCATGAACGCCTGTCCTTCTCTCACCACCAAGAGGCCGCCTGCATTCAGAGCACCGCTGACGAACGCGAGAACTTTCTGGCACTGGCCGAGAGTGAGGGGTATTCCTGCACCGAGCTGCGCCACCACCTGCGCCAAATCGTGCAGGAGAAGGAGCGCAACGCTACGCCGGAGGAATCCGTGGCCCCGAACGCTGACCGACCTTTCGGCCTGTTACCGCTACCGACCCAGGAGGAGGCAGACAAGGCCATCCCCTGTGCGCTGGAACTGTCGCGCTTCACCTTCTGGGCATCTCAGCACCCGGCCACCAGTTTACCGAAAGAACATCGAGCCGAATTGCTCTCCCGACTCCAGCCCATTGTCGAGTATGCAGGCCAGCTCACCGCCACCGCCAACGCATTTTGACAACCGCCTAAAGGTATGGAGAACATCGTCCAAAAGCCGTCAGAACCCCACATCTGTGTTAGAGTTACAGCGAGAGGGAGTCTCTCTTATACACTGACACATAGTATACTAGGTAGTAGGAAGTCTCCTTAAGAGAGGCCGCGCTCTTCTTGTGCCTGCCTTCTTTTTATGATTCGAGCACGCGAGCTTTTTAGCGGTTCCCACTTTTTTGAGAGCAAGCACACCTAAAGAATTGACACATAAGGCTTTTTCCTTCAATGTCGGAACCGCGCAATACAACCCGCTGAGTTGGCGGGTAGACCGGGAGAAACGCTCCGCCGTTTTTCCCGGTCTTTGCGTTCCAGAGACTTGCAGCAACATGACGCATGGGCAATCTTGCTCCGCTCTGTCCGGCCATGCTATTTTTCCCGGCCACATGAAAGCAAAACCTCACTTCAACCTTGGGCAGCTGGTCTGCACTCCGGGCATCATGGCGGCCTTTAACCTCCACGAAATCACCGAGCTACTGCTTCGCCATATCAGCCATGACTGGGGAGATCTGTGCAAATCAGACAAGCAGATGAATGAAGCGGCTCTCACTTCCGGCGACCGGATATTGAGCTGCTACCAGTGCAGCCATGGCCGCCGGGTCTACATCATCACGGAAGCCGTGAATGAGGCAAGCGGCCAACGCGACTACACCACCATCCTGCTGCCGTCTGAATACTGACGCGCCCGCCGCTCTCAGCCGTTTTGACAAGCGGCTGAGGGTAATATGGCAGGTATCACACAGGAAGCGGCGGAGAAGATTCTGGAGGCCGATTTCACCAACATCGTCCGCAAGGTGCGAGACGGCAAGACTCTCACCTCTACCGAGCGAGCCCGTGTACAGGCCCGCGCTGCCGGAAGCTCCGCCACATTGACCGAAGCCAAGACCATTGTCGAGCTGGCATCCGCTCTGGGAGTCACCCGGCGCACGCTGAGCAACTGGCGCAAGATGAAGGGAGCCCCGGAGCCCAACCCCAACGGGAGCCATAATGTGTCCGCTTGGCGAGATTTTGTACAGGCTAACGAGCTCAAGGGCCACGTGGACGGCGGCGGGGCTGAGACGGAGGCCCTGAAGGCCCGCAAGCTCCTTGCCGAAGTGGAGGAGCGCGAGCTCAAGGTGGCCGTGAAGAAGGGAGAATACATCCTCCTCGAAGACGTGCGGAAGGGGTGGCATACGCTGGTAGGCAAAGCCATTGCGCTGCTGCGTGCCAAGTTCGAGAACGAGCTGCCGCCCATCCTCAGCGGGCTGGATGCCCAAGGCATCCGGGAGGAGAACAGCAAAGCGATAGATGAAGTGTGCCGCCTGCTGCATACGAGCAAATCCGGATTGACCTCATGAGCTCCACCCTCGAAAGCCGCTTTTCCGAGCTCTGGAACCTGCTCGATGGCCCGGAGCTGCTGCCGGAGTACCGCTTCCACCCGCCGCGCCGATGGCGGGCTGATTTTGCGCACCCGGCAAGCATGACCCTTATCGAGATAGAGGGCGGAGTCTGGAACCGGGGCCGCCACCTCACCCCCAAAGGATTCATGGCGGATGCCGAAAAATACCTTACCGCCGCGCTGGATGGATGGGCAGTCCTGCGCCTGACCGAGCCACAGATAAAGCCTGAAACCCTGCGCCACATCATCGAATATGTCCGTCAACGAGCAACTACTCAACATCTGGCAGGAGGCATGGAGACCGCCTGACCGTCAGCCCGTCTGGCAGTGGGCCGAAGAGCATATCCGCTCCATTCCCTACAGCCCCATGCCGGGCCGCTTCCGCATAGCCAACTCCCGGATGATTCAGGAGGTCATGGACGCGATAGTAGACCCACATGTCCGGCTGGTCAGCATCGTGGCATCCGTGCAGAGCTCCAAGACCACCGCGCCGGAGGTGGCACTGTGCTACATCATTGCCAACTTGCCCGGGCCTACCCTCTGGCTGGACCAGACGGACGATGACGCCAAGGACCAGAGCGAAAGCCGCCTGCAAAAGCTCTTCGATGAGTGCGAACCGGTGAAAAATCTCTACCCGGCCAACCCCAACAAGAAACGCAACACCACTATCTACTTCAACAACGGCATGACCCTCTGGGTAGCCGGTGCCCATAACCTCAGCAACCTGCAAAGACGTTCCATCCGCTGGCTGATAGGGGACGAGACTTGGAGATGGCCACAGGGGCACATGGCAGAAGCGGAGGCACGCGTGACCGCCTTCGGCTGGCTGGGTAAGTGTATCTTCTGCTCGCAAGGTGGCTTTGAGAATGACGACACCCACCGCAAGCACGCCACCACCGACATGAGGGAGTGGCAATACCGCTGCCCGCATTGCAGCACCCGGCAGCCCTTCACATGGCAACAGGTACGATGGGCCAAGGATTGCCGGGACGATTCCGGGGAGTACGACTTCGGCAAGGTGCGCGATTCCGTGCGGCTTGTCTGCCGGGAATGCGGGCATGAGTTCGAGGACCATGACGAAACCCGCCGCCGCCTGAATGCGGATGCCTGTTTCGTGCCGCTCAATCCCCGCGCCGCCCGGGAGAATGTCGGCTTCCACTGGAACGCGCTTGCCACCATGAGCTGGGGCTCGCTTGCAGAGATGTACCTACGCGCCAAGGAGGCCTCCCGCAAGGGAGACAACAGTCTGTTGCAGCAGTTCTACCAGAAGCGACTGGCACAGGCATGGAACGAGTACAAGGAGGACTACACCATTGACCAGAGCCTCAGTGACTACCTGCTCGGGGAAAGCTGGCAGGAGGAAGCGGATATCGGCGGCATCCCGGTGCGCGTGATGACCGTGGACGTGCAAAAGGGCCATTTCTATGCGGTCGTGCGCTCATGGGCAGCCAACGGGGCATCCCGTCTGCTGCACTGCGAAAAGGTGTTTTCTTGGGAGGCTCTGGAAGGCTTGCAGCTCTCGCAGGGAGTCAATTCGAGCCTTGTCTTTCTGGATTGCGGCTACTCCACGGCGGATGTGTATGCCAAGTGCGCCGAACATGGATGGTTCGGCCTCATGGGCGACCGCCGAGGAACTTTCCCGCACCGCACCCGCTCCGGGCAGACCGTCATGCGCTACTACTCGACCAAGCGCAAGGTGAGCGTGGGCCGCGACCGCTATGCCACCATGTTCTACTGGAGCAACCTCAATATCAAAGACTGTCTGGCCCGCCTCCGCAAGAATGCCGAAGGTGCCACTTGGGAGGTACGCAAGGACGCGCCGCAGGATTATCTCGACATGCTCGACTCCGAGCGGCGAGTGTACGAGCGCGGTAAGTGGATATGGAAGCAGATTCAGAACCGGGCGAACCACTATTTCGACTGCGAGGCCATGCAGGTGGCAGTCGCGGCCATGCTCAAGCTGGTGGGTGCCGAAAGTACCGCCGCCCCCGGTGATGGCTCCGAGTCCGAAACGTAAAACGAACAAAAAGCCACCTTGCGGGGTAGGAAGCCTCCCTGGGTGGAGCCGTTTTCCCTCCGAAAGTCCTTCCTCACCTTCTTGGGCTCGTTGGGGGCCTTTTTGCTGACGCGGCCATTCCGGGAGCCCGGTTTCCCCGCAATCCGCCGGGGCTCTCGCGTACGCATGGAGGGGCCGCCGCTTCATCCCATCGCTAGGCCCATCGCTAGCCGCTTGCTACCTTCAACACTCCCCTTCGGGGGGTGTTGATTTTCCGTGCGCGAATTCGCGCCCACTCATGTACGCGGAACTCAATGAAGCACTCTCCTCTTCGAGGAGAAAGCTTCATTGGCAGCAAAGACTCAACCGGTAGGGAGGGAAGCGAAAAGCTAAAACCGGCATTAACCGGCATCCATCCTCAACACGCCCCCTTCGGGGGGTGTTGATTATTCGCGCACGAATCGCACCTACGCATGAGCGCGGTTCTCAATGAAGAAATCTCCTCTTCGAGGAGAATACTTCATTGGAGGCCAACTGCCCGGGTCACCGGGGCAGTCGCGGCGTGTTGCAAGTCGTTTAGCCAAAAACAAAGAAAGCTTGACAGTTATGAAAATTGCTGTATATATAGAAGTATGCCAAACTTTAGTCATTTCTTTAAAAAAATAAAGTTCCAACTATATTGTGTAATCTTGTTTGCATTGTGTGTTTGTCAACCCTTGAGCGCCGATGTCCTTCCGAAATGCATGGAGACAGAGAATACATACCCTATATATTTGAAATGCGATGATGACAAAATTGTTGTGATATGTATAGATAAAGATGTAGGGGAAGGTAGTTTTTCTGCAACAAAAAAAGTTTATCAAAAAGATAGGCTAATCAAGACTGTTGAGGCTCATTATGATGATTTTTTTGTAGGTGAGGATTTTTTGGATACTGCGCAACTCATATCATTTTGTGAAAAAACAAAGGACTGTTGGGGGCTTTTCCCATCGGACGTACGCTCTGAAGACATATCAGAAATAGGCATTGCGTACGATATTAACAAGCATTTTTTTGTTCTGCAACTTATAAGTAACAAAGGTATTAAATATATATATGATAGTGACGCTAGAGAGTTCACAAAGGATAATAGCAAGGGTTGTTTATACGTACTAAACGATATGTACGATGATGAAGAGTGGGAAGATGATGAAGAGTAATCAAAATCAATCTTAATAATCTAAAAAGAGTCACGGCTAAGCGACTATTCTGAGAGCCAACGAACAAAAATACACCTTGCGGGGTAGGACGGGCTCCGGGGTGCTGCCGTTTTCCCGGCGAGGGGGCGTCCTAGCCTTGCCGGGCTCGTTGGTGGCCTTTTTTGACAAGCCCGCAAGGGTATGGACATTCAAGTTTACTGCGCCCACTCCCGGATGGTCGACATTGAGGCCATGGTCGAGAACCCGCGCAACCCCAACAAGCATTCCGACAAGCAGATATCGCTGCTTGCCAAAATCATCAAGTCACAGGGATGGCGCAATCCCATCGTGGTCAGCAACCGCTCCGGCTTCATCGTGAAAGGCCACTGCCGCCTTGCCGCTGCCCGCATGCTGGGCGTGGAAAGCGTACCCGTAGACTACCAGGACTACGAGACCGAGGCTGCCGAATGGGCCGACATGATTGCCGACAACCGCATAGCGGAGCTCGCCGTATCGGACGACAAAGAACTGCGAGCCTTGCTCAGCGAGTTGGAAGG